TCATTCGTACCGACCTCCCGCAGCTTTCGCCGCCGTACTCAGAATCGTATCTTTGTTGTCAGCCCACATCCGCTTATCCCAGAAAGGGCCACGCGTTGGGGACCCGTGGTATGCCATATCCTTATCCGTGAGCACTTTCCGTTCACCAGATCGAGCCCAGGTACTGCCGTTCGACGCGAGCATAAGCTTGCCGAAATAATGAAAACGAGCGTAGGGCTGATTGAAAACGATCCTGTCGAGCTCAATAGACCGTGTATTTTTCAATATTCCGGTCTGCATTGGCACGTATTCATCCATGAACCTGGCGCACTCAGAGGTAAAAATCTGCTGCACACGGTCAGATGTACCGAGCCCTCGCGTGGCCAGGGCTTCCGCAGCGTTGAATTCTATCCTTACCGTCGTACTCATGCCCCGCTCACCTCAAAATGCGCCATTCCTCCACCAAAATCTTTGTCGTCTACACGGGTGATTGTTATAACATCATCCGTGCTTTCGAGTGCCGCCGTCAACTTCTGAGTGACTGTCACCGGGCAGATACCCTTGACTACTTTGTCCCCCGACTGCAGTGTCCAGCTGCCGCCGTGATTGCTCTGGGTGCCCCATGCTTTCGGCTTGACATACCCACTCAAAGCATTGTGAGGGATGATCAACGAAACACTGTCAGAGGATGCCGGACCGCTTTTCTGCGCCCTACTCCCCCTGACTGAGTTCCAGTATACTCCCCGCAACACGGTGCGCTGCCACTGCTCAGTACCCCCGCTTTCGTACCGGTTATAAAGTGTGATCGTGTCGTAGAACATCAGCACCACCTTACCGGCTGGATCAGATTGCCAAGGTACATCCTGGCAGCTTCCAACAGCCTTTCTTCATTGCTTCTTTTCTGAGCTGTGAAGCTCTGGCTCCAGCTGCCGACGGACTGACTGACCATCTCGCCCCCTTGCTCGTTAACCTGCCAAGCTTCCGCGACAGCACAGGCAGCCAGCTTTACCGCGGTTGCCGGGGAGTAGGAGGAGGACTCCCCGTTTGTCATGCGATCCAGCCAACTGCCTGCGCGCGCGATGAGGCGGTCAAAGTCAACGACGGCAATGGCGTTGCCTTTATATGTTCCGGTATAAAACGCGTAATCAGCGTAAGCCATGCCGTCTCGCCTCCTTAGCCCATATAACGGACGGCCAGTTCAGGATACATAGTCTTGTAGCCGTACAGGACGTCCATGGAGAGCATTTCTTTCTTGTACGTCATGTCGTAGCCGCGGACCACGCGCAGTGTAATGCCGTTGAAGCTGGTGACGTAGCTTTCCACACCTGCAGGGGCCACGAGCGGACGGGTGACGAAGGCAAATGCCGACGGGTGGAAGGCCAGATTGGCGATGTGATTCGCCGTGATGGTGACTGCAGCGTCGTCGGCCATGGTAAGCGCCGGATAGATCTTGGCGGTGATCTTGTTGTCTGCAGCCTCGGCATCGGCGGTTACAACAACCGTCGCAGCAGAACCGGATGCAGGCGTAAAGGTGAGCAGATCACCCTTCTTGAGCGTACCGGTCAGCGCCGAGTCGTCTGTGTCAAGTTCGACCTGGACAGCGCCAGAAGCGGCGCCCTTGAGCATTATCTTCTTCCCCGCTGTGCCGGCGGTGGCAAGGGTGCCCTTCTTGTGTGTCTTAACCGCCTGGGACATGAAGTTCTCAAAGCCCATGATGCGGCCGAGAGAACCGTTGCGGAGCGCTTCTGTCGTTCCGGACTTGTCCGCCTCGACAAAGGTGTCAATCTGGAGGAATTCTGCCTCGGCTTCGGGGTCCCAGAGTGCATAACGCGGCGAGACCGGGGCTTTCTGGACGTTGAGCAGCTTCCTCGCAGTTGTCAAATCTTCCAGCGCGTCCGGTGTAGTGCCCGCAGATCCACCGGTGTAAGGAATGTCCTTGTACATGTCCAGACCGTCGCTGTTGATCTTCTGCGCCAACGCCACAGCGGCGGGTTCGAGGAACAGTCTGTTCAGATCATCGACGTTTGTAGCCCGCTGGATCGCGCCGAATTCGACAGACACATCAGCCAGCTTGTCGAGCGTCACCTCGACGGACTTTTCTTTAACGTCCTGCGCGGAAACGCCGGTAGATTCGTTGAAATCGGTCGCGGTGAGGATGACCGGTTTCTTAACCTGGATTGTTGCGCCCTGGCCGGGGACAAAGTCGTTCGAGAAGTCCTTATGTACCAGGTTCGGGAACACAAGGTTCTCAATCAGCCGGGGTAGCAGCTGCCGCGCGATGTTTTTGGTAGTGATAAATTCGTTACCCATGGTTCATTACTCCTTTTTCTTAAAAACTACCGACGAATAGTACTCTTCGTCCGACATCTTGCTGTAGTCGGGAGTTTTCGCCGGTTTATGATCTCCGCCACTATTGAGGCGGATGCCTGTTTGCTTATTCGCGGGGTCATCGTCGTCAGCGTCCTCTGCATCAAACAGATACGGATCGCTTGTCTTCAGCGCTGTCAGCTGATCATCAAGCCCGAGCAGCTTGTCGCCATCGAGCTTAATCTTTTCCATGTCCAAAGCGGCCTTGACAAACTTCGGATTTTTGGCTTTGCCGGCGCGCAGTGCTGAGTCAAGCGCGTGCTCCGTGCGAAGTTTGGAGATTTCCGCTGCGCTGGTTTTCTCGGCGTCCTCGGCTTTCTTTTTCCAGTCATCGGCGGACTTCTTGATTTCGTCGATGTTCATGGCTTTGAAGCCCTCAATGGTTTTGTTCGCCTCTTTCAGCTGGTCCTGCGCCTGCTCTGCTGCTTTTTTCTGCGTTTCAGCGTCTGTCTTGTGCTTTTCGATATCCTTGCCGTTTTCGGCCATGATGGCGTCAACTGTTTCCTTTGCCAGCTTCACGCCGTTGCCAATGTCAAGGCCTTCCAGGAATTCGCGTTTCATGATTTATCCTTCCTCCGCTACGCTTTTTACGGGGTTGCCTCCCGCGCGGCGCGCCTTTATTACGCCCGGCGCTGTAGGCGAAATTTGTATAAAAACAGCGCCCCTGTATAAAGGCGCTGCATTTATCAGTTTATCAACTCAATTTCTGTGATTTGCCCATGCCAACAACCGATTCCCGGTCATACTGGCGCTTTAACCCGGTTTGTTTGAGGAAGTCTTTCAGGGTCTTCTCCCAATTGGATAGGCTTGCAGCGGCCTTATCTGTCGAGAGCCCTGCGGCTTCCATTGCTTTATACACGCGCTTCCCGTGCCGGATCTGCCGCTCTATGTACCTTTGCTGTTGAGTGGCTTCATACTCGGTCATTTTATGGCCGTTGTACTCATACTTTTTCGCGTTCATCGCGTCAAGCTCTGCCTGAGTATATGCCGGCGTCGAGATGCCTTCAAAAAACGGGTAATAGCCGTGCCGGCAGTTCCACCCCCCGAGACCTTCTCCGGTGCCGTATCCTGTCGACTCTTTGAAGTTAGGGTACAGAGGATGTAATCCGCTGCGGCTGTATATTTTACCCTGCCACCAGGCGTGATTGCCGGAATTCTCTCCGCCGCCCCCTGTCCGCGCTCCGGCATGAGCTGAAACCTCAACCAGATCGCACCCCATCTCATCGGCGCGTGCGTCCTGCAACTTCAAAGCGGTTTGATTAATGCCTGTCAGCACAGCGCGCCGCACGGCGACATCCATATGATCTTTATGCCCCGAAGGATAGACAATCGTCTCAACACCTTTGCCGGTGAGATCCTTTATAGCGTTCTTGATGGCCTCCGTGCGGGAGAATGCTCCGGTGGTCATCTGCATATACGCCCGATCGGCAGCACGTTCAAACTGCCCCGTCGCAGTACTGGCGGTCGTCCGCGTAAGGTTTTCAAACAAACCCTGCGTCTTTTCAAGACCCGCATTTATAACCTGCTGCAGAGCCGGCGAGGATGCGAGTGCTTTAGGATCGAGACCTGCTTGACGGTAGATCTCGTCGTCGGTCTGCAGCGCTTTGATGCCGGCCTGCTTCATGAGCTTACGGAGCTCTGTTTTCGTTTTGCCGGTTGCTTTAGCCAAGCGTTTCAGTATGTTCTCCCGAACATTGCCCATCTCCTGCAGCTTACGAAACTGCCACTCGGCCGCAGGGATAAAGTCGTCAAACGCGCTGATCCTGCGAGCCATGTCAGCCAAGATGTCGGCTTCAACCTCAGCATACAGTTCGACAAGGACATCCGGCAGCTGATCCAGATACTCGGGCTTCAACATCAGCCGTCACCACCAAAGCCCATCAATTCGTCGTCGCTTTGCTGCGCGCCGGCCATAGCCTTCGCCGTGGCTTCGTCCTCGCCGAACCACTTCATGCGATACTCCCATTTTTGCATAATCCCATCTCGCAACTCTTGTAGATCTCGCATCCGCTCCGACTCTTTGTCGATGATGTAGCTGTCCTCGAAGTTAACTGTCACTTGCGTATCAGGATCGACCGGCTGCCCGAGAACTTCCTTCGCGGCCCACAGAATAGCGCGGACAAGTTGCTTTAGCGCTCGCTCCACGATGATGTAGTGCTTCGACGCATTCTGGACAAGCTCCTGCTTATCACCCATATACTGCGTAGCTGTGACAATATTACCGGCGTTGAACTGATAATGCTTTGTGCCGAGGCCACACTTGAAGGAAAGAAGATCGAGCTGCTCTTGTATAGCGTCCCGGTTCTCCTGCACCCGCAGAGATGGATTGAATTCGTGAATCATTTTGTTGGATCCGTTTTCGCTTATAAACTCGTCGCCGACCTGCACAAAGAGCTGCTGTGCCACATCGTCGGGTGTGATAAGGTTTCCGCCATCGTCACGCCGGGTGAGAGATTGGTTCAAGAAAACTTTCTTTCCGCCGAGCTTAAGGTCACGACAGAAGTTATTAAAGGCCAGGTCGACGCCTTTCAGCGAATCGATTGCATCGGCAAACACCGATAAGCCAAGCCCTCCGCCCGCATCGATATTGTTTGTGATGTTCGGCCGGACGAGTGCAAAGAGCGGGATGTCAGAGCCGGTTGAAAACGTCTCAGCTATATCCGCCGGTAGCTGCTCTGGTACAAGGCTGCCCTTATCGTCCCGGAAGTACCTGTTTGTTATTTGATAACTGCCATTGAGCAAAGTGTGCGTTTCGAGATAAATAAACCTTTTACCGTGATCCAGCACATCGGACACAAAGGCGACATCAACGACACGCCCCTGCCGTATCGTCAGCGGGATTATATTCGTGGCGGGCAGGTATTCCAAACGGATCCGCGTCTTGGCGTCCTTGACCACGAGGTCACCACTTACCATCATGCCATCCATCCGCAGCACGAATGATCCTGTTCCGCTCATGAAAGTCTTTTCCATAAGCTCGTTCGCTTTGACCCAGAAATCGTTTTCGCCCAACACCCCACCGGTGCCGTCTTCGCCCTGCACAAGCTTCCCGGAAGCTTCGTCTTTGATTACGATCTCTGTTTTTTCGTTAAGCAGGATGGACGCCCAATCCTCACAAACCTTCTTTGCCATTTTGAGCGTGTACATGTCCCTTTCGACGACCTTGGCATCCGCGCGCAGCTCCTTGAACTGATGAAACGGTTTATAATACCCTTCCCACCACTTCACCCACTCGGCGATATACGAAGTATAATACCCGTCTGTCAGGTCATATCCACACTCGCGATTTAAGTAATCAATTACCGCCTGTATGTTCATGTCTCCACCTGTTTTTCTACTTTCCCGATTTTATCGCGGTATGGCAGCCACGAATACTGGTCTGCATTGATGGTGTGATCGTTGCGATCTTCAGGTTCATCTTTGTCCTCTTTCCAGCTGTATAGGTTTAGCTCCCGGATGCACTCTTTGCAGCTGTCGACGACCAAGAAGTCTTCGTGCGCCATCCAACCCGCCTGCAGGTTGACCCTATCTATGATCTTTGTCTGCTTCCATGCCGGGTTAAATAAATATAGGCTGCCGTTCAGCCGCTTGTATTTCTGGCATTCGATGATTGTCGCCTGGTCCGCGCTATCAATGAATACGTTTTTGCCAAAGCCCCAGACCTCCCTACAGCGATCCAGAAAAGAAACAAGCAGCGGAGGGATATCACTGGGTGAAAGCGGTGTCGCGCGGTCTCGGTTGTTATAAACAGCTTCGGCGAGCGTGATCTTTTTCCGGCATGTTGTAATACCCGAGAAGACGAAAGCAAAAGTATCGTTCGACTGCCGGCTGTAGGAGGTGTCAACGCCACAAGAATACAGCAGGTATTTGAACTCCTTAGCCGTCGCCGGTGTGATGATGTTCTCCGGACGCAGGTCGAAGACCAAACCCGTTGCCCTACCGCGTAAGCCGAGGATCTTATTCTTGTAAAGCTTTGTGCCTTTGGCTGTACTGCTCAGTAGCTGTTCACGCTTCTCCGGCGTCAGCCCGGCATTATGGTCGAAAGTAAAATACCAGTGGACCCATCCGGGTACCGGTTCTTGGTTCAACTGCTCAAGCAGCTCAGGCGGGGTCTCCTGCCGCCACTCAGGTAGCGGCCGGCAGCGGTTGATATATTCTTCATAAACCGGAAGGCTTGGGTCATCTGGGTTCAGCGTCATCATCAGGTAATCGTATCGGATCGACACCTCGCGGACGAAATCCATATCAGCAACATTGGCCTCGTCGATATAGACGCAGCCATACTGCCCGCCCAACGCCTTTTTCCATCGCGCTTTATTATCATACCCGAGCGCATAAATGGTCTTCAGCCCATTCGGTGTGCGGTAGCTGATATGCGGCAGCGTGATGCCCCCGCCGCCCGATGGGCGATAAGAAACGAGATCGCCAAAAATATCGACGATCCCGTTGTCAGGGTTTATGATGTTTTTCTCGAGCGTCCCAAGATCAAGACCCGCGATGATGTGAAAGCTCTTCGGACTTTCCGCTACCCGCAGCATGAATTTGAAAACGCCAACGGTGGTCTTTCCGGCAAATGTGGTCCCTTCAAGCACCTCCACCTTAGCGCGGTGCTGCACAAAGGCGATATACTTGTCAGACAGAATCATGCTGAATCTTTCGGTTTTAGCTGCTCGAGAATCGCTCCGAGCTTATCGTTCTTGACTTCGACAGATCCGGAGTGTTCAACCTTGTCGGTGAACATGCCGATGTGCTTGCCCAGCAGCTCGAGGGCTTTGAGCTTGTCAGCCAGCCGGATCTCACGCTCGACGCCCATACCATCAGAAGTCGGAATAGACTTGACCTTTACAGACTGGATCACCGCGGCGTCGTCTTCGGTGGCATCATCCTTCAGTGTAGCGTCATCGAGGTTTATAAGCTTCGGAGCCTGGACAAAAGCGATCCGCGCGAGCTCACGGAGGACCCGATCTTGATTGATACCAGTACGCCGGGAGCGTTCGGCCATGGCCGCGTCAATATGCGCGCGAATTAGAGGTTTCTTTAGGTTCTCTGCTCCAATAGCCCCCGCTGTGTCGGATTTATACCCCGCCCGGATAGCTGCTTGTGTAGCGTTAAGATCTACAAGATATTCCTCGCAAAAACGCTTTTGTTTGTCAGTCACGCGGGTTCACCCCCAACACGAAAAAGAGCGCCCGCGGATGCGGAACGCTCTCATGTTACAATTTTTATAATACAAGCATATCACGATTTTCGTCGAAATCAAGTCTCAAAAAAGTCTCATTTTTATATAACTACTTCACCGTAAAACGCTCGTGTAAAACTGATAAGTGCTTCATCTCTCCACCGAAAGGCAGTAGCCCGCCCACATCCTTCACGATTCGAAAGTTTTTCAGCCCTGTCAAAACTTCCTCCCTCTATGTACCAGACAGTCAGGACAAGTTGATCCCGTTCACTCAGTACTGCCCACGCCACATCGAAGCGCTTTATCCGTCGCCGGACATTCCGCAGCCGCTTTTCTTCGTCCATCTGTGCGGCGATAATATTCAACCACCGTTCCTCGGTCTTATTGCCGCCGCCTTTCACTGGTTCGGTCTCCAGTGCGGGAGATTTGATGCTGTGCAGACTCTCTCTTAGCTCAAGCAGACGGTCTCTACAGATCCTTTCGGCAGCTCGTAACTCTTCGATGTGTCGCAGCTCGTCCATCGCGAATTTTCTATAATCCACTTAAATGACTCCTTTCTGAGATTCGGGCTTCAATATTGCCCTGACCTACAACCATCTGGCTCTACATAGGATTTCGCGAAGCCATACATCGATCGCCCCAACCACGCGAGAAACCTCCGCGTTCCAGTAGAATGCGCATGTACGCTCATCCTGTTGAAAGGCATCGTCTGTTTCGGCACAGATGATGATCGGTTTTTCCCGACCCAAGGCAATCCCCAGCTCCGTATGTGTACCGCGGCCTCCGGGAAGGATTACGATCACCATATCGGCAGCCGTCACACCGGAGCGCTCCTTCTCGGCAACTTCGGCGATGCGTGCCGGGCCCTCGTTCTCCACGCTGCCGTGTTCGGTCCAGTCATATGTGTGGACATGACCAGCGGATTTCAGGACTTCTGCCACGCGTTTGACAATCTCAGCATTTTCGAGTTTACTTGCAATATAAAATTTCATGACTTGCTTCCTTTCGGCTCGTGATCGTATATCCGGCCATCGTTGTTAAGTACATGCTTTACGGATATGGTGTTATAAGCCGAGTACAGATTTAGATTTATGCCATCATGAGCGGTTATCACTATGCGCCACTCTTTCATCGTGTCTACCCAGACAGGCTTCCCGATGCGTTCTCTTAGCTGATCCAGCGATAACGGCTTCGGGTTTTCGCGCTCAGCAGCTTCGCGGAGGGCTTTAAGCGCAATGTCAAAATGCTTGACGGCATAATCCTTGTCTGCAAATTGGAGTTTTAAGCCTGTGATGAAGTTTTCAGCTCGTTCAATCTCGCTCATTGTCCGCTCCTTTCAGCGCATTTTCGGCTTCTTCGCGGATTATGTGTTCTATCCAATTGGATATGTCCGCTGCAAGCTGCTTGTTTTCCGTGTGAACCGAATAAGACATTAATGCCTGTATTGCCGCAGGGTCTTTGTCTGGTCTGAGGACAAAGCAATTTTCAACCGGTGTGTTGTTTCGCGCTTTAAAAACGAGGTATTTTACTTTCAGACCATCGTAGTCGTATTCTTCCGGCTTCGGCAGCACAACGCACCTTCCGTCACGCTCGGCATCGGCAAGCTCGCGCAGCTTATCAAGTTCGCCTTCAAGCCTTGCGACCTCGGTTTTGTACCAGTTAAGGTTTAGCCTTTCGTCAGTCACGCTCATTGTCGCCCTCTCTCCTCAAAATGTCACGGCCGCGGACAGCACGGCTGCCGCAACGTGATTGCTTTCATTGCACTTTTTCCTTTCTGTAGCTGCACCCCTCGCCCGGACATTCAGGACTGGACGCGATATGATGCGTACACTTCCGGCAATCGAGATAGCAGATATATTTACCGTAGATTTTGCTTACGGCTTCATGCGGGCACTTTCTGATCTGCAATTCGCGGAATTCATTTCCGCACTTTGCGCACTTCGTTAACGGGATCGTCAGCATAGCGTTTCGACCGATATGTAAATCCCGGGAATGCGTGCCCAAAACTTCTCCGTGATCTCCGAGGCAACGATCGCATCGTCGGTCCAGAAACCGAGATCTGTCATGACATCCTTGAGCAGCTTCTGAAGATTGTCGGTGTCCGGCTTCGTCGTCTTGTACTCGCCGTCCGAGTGCCGCCCGGTGATCGGGAAACACCACTTCGTCACGAGCCGAACGGCGTCGGTATATTTCTCGGTCGGTGTATGTCCCGCCAGGTGATCCCGTAACTTCGCCCGGGCGGCTTCAAGCTCTGCCGGCTCGTAGAACACCGGTTTGCCTTTGACCACACGCACCGCCTTTTCCTGATGCGTCACTGTCGGAACCTTCGCCATCGGCAGAAAAAATTCAAGCTTCACCTCAGCACCTACCCTTCGTTTTTTTGAAAACCCCTTGTCACTGTCACGGTGCGGGAGGAAGGGGGGAACGCGCAGTGTTCACGCGTTCCCCTTCTCCCACGCACGGTGACGACGCGCAGCGGCGGGGAAAAAATTATTATTTATAATAATGGTCGCCGCCGCCGATTGCGGCAATCATAAATTCATGGTCGCCGCCGCTAAATTTGAAATGTGCGGGCACCATATTTTCATGGTCTTTGCCGCGGCTGGCAAGCACCATAAATACATGGTGTCCGCCGCTGATTGTAGCGTTAATCCTCTTGCTTTTTCACTACCCGGTTTCCAATTGTTTTATCGATTTCATATCCAAATTTCTGTACCCAATCCCTTATGGTGCGGTCGGCGATCTCTTTTCCGGTCGACGAAAACCACTCAACGAGGTCTTTAACGGTAGGAGGTTCACCGGCGTTACAGCTGGCCACCGCATCCTCAAACTCCTGAGCTTTGCTCCGCCGTTCTTTTTTGGCGTTAGTTTTTCGCTTCTCTGTGGCTCGCTGCCAGGGCGGAGCCTCGCCTTCGGCGTCGATATCCTTCAGGCTGCCAACCATATCGACGTTGTGTACTGGGTAGTCAAACCACAGATTGACCGGCTGAAACTTCGGGAATTCGCGCAGCGTGCCGTCAATACGCCATGCTGTACGCAGCTTTATGGCCTCACGTACGCTGTTAAGTGCAGGCAGTAAACCTTTGTACTCGTTCGGCTTCAGGAGGCGCTGACAAGCCTCCAACATAGCGCTTTCGCTGCATTGATCGTCCTGAGACACCTCGTCCTGCCAACCCTTAACGCTCTGCTCCAGCGCCTTCATACAGGCCTTACATACCGCCTTATTCTCTTCCTGAGCAAGCAAGGAGTCCGTCATGTCAAGCTCGATAAGGTCAAGCAAAGCGTCGGGATCACGGGCAAACACGCCGGATCCGGACGCGCGGTCCATGCTGCGTTTTTGCCCCTGTGTGCCCTTACTGTGATGGTGGCAATAGATTACCGCCGCGCCAAGTTCTGCGCACACGAGATCAAATTGATTGCAGAAATGGGCCATTTGATCGGCGCTGTTCTCGTCTCCGGTGATGACTTTGTAAATCGGATCGATAATAATAGCTATGTAATGCTTCTTTGCCGCACGCCGGATCAGCTTCGGCGCAAGCTTGTCCATCGGCACAGACTTACCGCGTAGCTCCCAGATCTCGATATTGTCAATGTGCGAGGGAGCCCATCCGAGCGCAGTATAGACATCCTTGAAGCGGTGGAGGCAGCTGGCACGGTCAAGCTCCAAGTTGACATACAGCACCTTACCCCGTGTACACTGCCAGTTCAGCCACTTCATACCTTCGGCAATGGCACAACAGAGCTCCATGAGAAGATATGATTTACCGGCCTTAGACGGCCCCGCGAGCAGCATTTTGTGACCTTGCCGCAGCACATTGTCGATCAATGGCGGGGATAACTCGGGAAGGTCATTCCATACGGCTGAGAGGTTTTCGGGCTCCGGCAGATCATCGTTGACGCCCTCGATCCACTCCTGCCATTCGTTCCATGAGTCCTTCCCGATGTTCGTGTCGATTAGGAACTGCTTGTGGCCGTTACGCATTACACCGGGCATTCTGGAGAGCCTTGAAGGGTTCTTGTTTTGCGTATCAACGTTCATACCGTTCTTCTTCAGAACGGTGTATAGGTAGTCCACGCGTTTGCGGTACTCGTCGTAATTAGCTGCGTCAATCTTGACGATAGCATGAATGCTTTTCTTGCCGCTGTGTACGAGGCAGGATACCGGCAGCTCCAGCTCGCGGATCAGCGCATTCTGCTGGTCGATATCCATGTCGTCGGATTCAACAAGCGCAAAGCGGTAATCAGTCACATTTTCATTTTTGCAACCTTTACCGTCCAAAGGATTGAAGCGGATCCACGCACCGGCTTCGGGCTTGTAGTCGCCCAGCACCGAACCGATGTCACCCTTGCACTTGTTCAACTGTTCAATGAGTTCGCCTGCTGTCCGGTCCCAGTTGCCTTTTGTCGGAAGGTACTTGCCGTCCTTCTCCCAGCTGCTTGTGACATACCCGACATTCTCGGATGCTTCGAACAGGATCTCGAGATATTTGACGAGCTGCTGCACCGGATTCCAGTCATCCGGCTCATTGACTTCGCGTGCTTCGATCCATCCCTTGTCGACGATTACAAGATCGTCCCGGCCGCCGATAGATGAATTCCAGTCCAGTTCATATTCTTCTCGCACTGGCGCCCAGCCTTGATCCTTCGCCATCTGCACGATCGTGCCGGCCGTAACTGGTGTCGGTGATCCCCGAAAGGTGTCCCACTTTTTGAAACAGTCCCCGGGGTGGTATCTCTGCGGATCGCGCCGACTCCATTCATCCCAGTCCGCGGCTGTGCAGCCGGCGTCTTTTAAGGCCATACCAACATTGACCCAGTCCTGATAATCCAGTCTTGCAGGATCAATGTGGTCAAGCATTTCGATCAGGTTATATGCGTTGTTTTTCATACTGCGATTGCCTCTTCCGTCGGTAGTAGCCGACGGAGATTGTTATTTTTCGGTCGTTTATGAGCATGGAGAGTTACTCCTTTGTCGTGAGGCGTTTTTCTTCTGAAGCCGAGTAATCGACATTTTTATATCTGCGGCGACGATACCGGCCTTTGTCAGCTCCGCATCCCCGCCTCGGAATCCGTGCTTATTCATTACGGCGTTCTGCGCCTTGCTTATTAGCAGAAGATTGTCCAGGCTCGTATTCAGATTGTCGCCGTCGGCGAAAATCAACACACACCCCTTTGGCCTCGGTCCGTTGGCAGCTTCCCAGACGAGAACATGCTTCTGCCGCCATTTGTTTGGATCGGCAATTTTTCGCCATATATAGCCATCACTTTTTACGAGTTCAGTTCCTACCGGCAGATGGTTGTGTGGCAGCTGCCCTTTTTTAAACTCCGTGCCAGGGCTGCGTCTTTCGCCTTTGTTAATGCAGCCGGCATTTGGGAGACAGCCCTTTTGAAAACGGCCGGTACGCCCAGTGTTTAATTTGTGATTTTTGAGGTACCCGCCGATCTGCTGTTGAGTATAAGACGTTCCAAATTTGGCATTTAGCTGATTGGCGAGGTCACGCCAGGATGTACCGACATAGTGCTCAAGGATATATTGTTTGACTTCAGCAGGAAACAGCTTTGAGGGCGTTCCCGTCTGTACCCCGCATGGTGTTCCACTTCTCAGGTTATGGTTAGATTTGTAGCTCTTCAACATGGATTCAGTCATGTCTATCCCGAACTCCAATTTGATCAAAGCGGCCAGTTCTCGGGCAGTACGCCCGACGACGTTCTCGGCGACGAATGTGTGTAACTCCGGTGGGTATCTACGCATCTGAATCACCTGTCAGCATTTTCGGGATAGTTGATGTTTTACGGTCGCCGAAATATTCCTGCGCCACTTCATGGGCTTTAAGCACCAGATTACCGTTCGCGATGATCTGCGAAGCGACGCCGGTGATTGCTTTCGCTCGCTGGATTTCTTTGTCCATCTCCTCAGTGCTCAGATTTTCATCGTTGAGGCGCTCGAGCTGTGCGAAAAGGTGATTATTTAAATCAGTCAACTTGTTTTGCATATGACCCTCCTGTAACATCAATCTTTCGTATAGAACCCATTGACCCAGCCGACTGCTCCGAGGGCCAGATTAAGCGCTGTGTCCACCGGCTGGGCAAATACTTATTGTGCCGGGATATAGTTCGACGGACTAACATCCCTCGGCACCTGCCATCCATTACCGGCTATGCGGTCAATCAGTGTACGAGCGGTGTCGAATGACCATGTACCAACATGATTGAATCCGCGTCCTTCGAGGAAACGGATCTGCTTGGGTGTGGTTAAGCCCTCAGTCCGGCGCTTGTCCAGCCGATCGAGCAGCTTTGCAGCCTTGCCGGCGCTCTCAATCTCATCGGGCATAATACCGAGCTTTTCGAGTGTCTGGCGCTGCTTATCGGACGGAGGTCCCATCTCCCAGCCGAACGTAGGTACGTATCCCGAAAGGTCTTCGGCCTGAATCGACATTTCAAACTGCAATGGATCCACAAGCTTGCGTTTTCGGCTGCGCATCTCCTGAAGCTTCTTGGCGAGCGCTTCTTCTCGGGCAGCGACAACATCCTCTGCCGCCTGTTTTTCGGCTTCCTCAATATCTACCGGGCAGCCGGCTGCCTCAATTGCCTCGGTCATCTTTTTAGCTACTTCTTCGCTTTCGCAAATCAGGCTTGCAGGATGGCAAAGCTCGTGCCGCTCCGTGTGCCACAGAAAGTCTAATAATAGAAGATGGTCCTTGTCCGGATATAGACGCGTACCGCGGCCGACCATCTGAGCGTATAGGCTTCGGATTTTCGTCGGCCGAAGCACAACAATACAGTCGACAGACGGGCAGTCCCATCCTTCGGTCAGGAGCATGGAGTTGCAGAGCACATTGTACTTCCCGGCGTCGAAGTCGGCGAGAATCTCCGCCCGATCGTCGCTATCGCCGTTGACTTCTGCCGCGGCGAAGCCTCTTGACCGCAGGATCTCAGTGAATTTCTGACTTGTTTTGATGAGTGGGAGAAAAACGACTGTCTTTCGGTCCATGCAGCATTTCTGCATTTCGTCGGCGATCTGGTAGAGATACGGATCGAGAGCGGTACCGAGGTCACTGGCCTTAAAGTCGCCGGCTTGCTGACCGACGCCGGACAAGTCCAGTTTCAGCGGAATGGTTTGTGCCTTGATGGGGCAGAGATAACCCTCTTTGATGGCTTTCGGGAGTGTGTATTCATACGCCAGGCTCTCAAAGTATGAGCCGAGGTTTCGCATATCTCCACGATCAGGCGTCGCCGTTACACCGAGTACCTTCGATTCGTTAAAATGAGCAAGCACACGCTGGTAGCTGTCACTGATGCAGTGATGGGCTTCGTCGACGATGATTGTGCGAAAGAAATCTTGTGGGAACTGTTCCAGCCGTTTCGGCCGCATAAGCGTTTGAACCGATCCGACGACAACGCGGAACCAGTTGCCGAGGCATGTCTCCTCGGCTTTTTCTGTGGCACATCCGAGCCCGGTGGATTTTGCGAGCTTATCAGCAGCCTGATCAAGCAGTTCGCCCCGGTGAGCGAGTACAAGAACCCGCTCACCTTCTTTAACCTGATCTTCAATAAGCTTGGAGAACACAATCGTTTTACCTGTCCCGGTCGGAAGCACCAGCAGTGTGCGGTGTATGCCCTTATCCCATTCGGTGTGAATGGCTTGTCTGGCTTCCTGCTGGTATGGTCTTAAATCCACGATTAAAACCTCCCGGCTTGATAGTTTTTAACAGGAGCTTCGTATTCGTAGAATTTCTTGACTTCGTTGGATGTTCTGGGCTCACCATCATTTCCGGTCCATTTGTGAATTCCTATTTTTGCGCGGCCTTTTGAGCCGACAACAGCGTTCCAGTTCATCTGCATGCGTTCCCCTTTTTTCTTTTGCCCGATGGCGGTGAAGAACGCGCTCAGCATACCTTCTGTGATTGAATGCAGATATAGATTGTGCTTGATAACCGCGGCTCCTTCCGGACCTTCGATCCTGAGGTGTACCACCGCCTTATTACACGCCGGCAGTTTGCTTTCCGGCCCGGGAGTATATCGCTCCCTCTCAAATTCGATGACTTCAAAGTCATAGTCCCCTTCGGGAAGTGTTACAAATTCAAGACCATCTTTTTCAATGGTATCGTCCCAGCCAAATTCATAACCTATTTCGTTTGGCATATTCCATCCTCCATATTAATTAAGAGTTAAACGGCAATTCGCGAAGGGCTTTGATCATATCGAATACCTGCGGCCACGCGCCGATGAGCACGCCAGAGATAAAATTCGGATCATAATTTTTGATCGGCGTATCTTCCGGGTAGTATCCCTTCGACGCGACGGCGTATTGGATCTCTTCGGCGCCGACATCATTTGTACGCATCAGATCAAGCAATGCCTTGGGTATTCCCTCGTATAGATCCGGCTGCTCCTTTGGCGATTGCTGTGGAGGTGTCGAGTTCGGCACCGGAGAATCGGGTACCGACGGTGCGTTGGAAACGGCTTGCTTTCTTGGGGTTGGGGCAGTATCTCTTCCTGCCAGCATCGTCGAGGTTTGCTGTAGCTCGACGGGGAGCGCTGGCGGTGTAGTGTTTTTTTGATCTGTCGACAGACAGCTGGCGATTTCTGAAAAGTCGAACGGCAGCTCGTCCCTGAGCCCATGTCGGTTCTTCGCATCCCAGCAAGGATGATGCATCGTGTACATGACGCGTTTGCCACCCTGAGCCTTGTTCTTGCCCTTCTGCGTCCCTTGGCCGTCGACATTGACCACATATGTTTTATAATTTGCGAAAAGGACCATATCGGCCCACTCCTTCAGGAGCGGCGCTGTCTTTTTCTCGAGCTTAAGTTCCCAGTGATCATATGATCCCATTTCGTCAGGCTGCTCAATTTTCCGCATCTGCGCATGAGCGGTGACTGTAACATTAATGCCGATCTCGACAAGATCCTCGAGAAGGTTCAGCATCCGGCCGAATTCCTCTTCCAGATAGACATACCCTTTGCCGTATCCAAAATCTTCGATACCGCTTTTCTGTGCCTTGGCGCAGATCTCGCTTATGCACAACTGCTCCGCCCAGTCTGCGGTATCAATTACGAGAGTCCGGCAAATGCTGGGATTCGATTTCACATAGCGGATCTCTTCCATGAGCATTGTCCAGCTGCTGGGCTTCGGTAGACGCGAGACATCCATAAGCTTGGTGCTGCCTTCGGTATCGATGAAAAGAGGATCGGGAAAGTGCGCGGCGAAAGTAGACTTCCCTATGCCCTCAGGACCATAAACAACGCACTTGATTGCAGTATTAATTTTACCTTTCGTGATCTGCATTAGAATTTACCTGCCTTCCATTTTGGCGTTTCATCAGAAACCGCGGGTGATTCCGGGACTTCATCGGCGCCGGCGGCATAACCGTCCTGTATCAATATGGAACACTCATCGCCGGTGCTGACGCGGGTTGCGATAGCCTGAAGCCCTTCGGCCTCAAGCCACTGCCCGAATTCGTGCAGTGTGTCAAGATCCATTTGTTCAAGCTTGTCGAGTAGTACAAATCCGCATTTCGGGTTGAGTTTGCGGACGATAGCAGTCGAGACTTTGAGTTGATCGGATCCGGACATGCAGTCCCATCTCTTGCCGTTGTATGTAAGCTCACCGTCTTCTACCGAGAGACCTGGTAGCGGAAGCTCTGCTTTCTGCAGCAGGTCCGTTTTGGCCTGCCGAATATCCTCCAGTTCTTTTGTCAAAGCGGCATACTGGCTTCTGTACTCCTGGGCGTCGGTTTCGGCTTTGTCCTTGTCCAAGTTCGCCCGAACCTTTCGGTTGATGGTTTCGATCTCCGCTATATTGCGCTCCAGCTCTTCGGTAGACTCGTCATGCAGGTCAAGCGCGGATTTGCGTGCAATAAGAACATCGGAGGCTATCTCATTCATCTTCTCCATTGCCTCGTCCAACTGCTTTTGAAGTCTGGCTACAGCCGCAGCGGCTTCCGTCGCCTGATTCTCGAGGAAGGCGAGATTCTGGCGTTTGCGCTGGTTCTCGCCATTTCTCGCGAGGATGTCCTGCTGCTGACGAATCAGCTCTGAAGCGGAGACCGGCTCTTTGGGTGCATCGGGGAAGTAGGGCTGTTCTTTCGCGAATTTCTCTTTTTGGTCGGCGATCTGTCCGATCGTCCGACGCTGGTTATATAACCCCTGTTCCTGATGCTCCAGCTCGGCAAGACGGTCACCGACACCAATAATACGGAGAAGCGTTTCCGCCTTTTCTTTGTTCGTGGAATGCATAAACCTTGGCAGATCGATGGCGAGCTGCTCTACGAACTCATTGAGAAGCTGCTGCCCCCCCTTCCGTCCATCCGGGTCAATCACCTTTAGATCGCTGTTCTTACCTTTGCGTTCAACGACTAACCCGTTCGACATGACGATATGCAGCATCGGAGGTATAACCGATCCGTCCCGCTCCGGCTGTGTCGGCCGGTATTTATCACCACCGAGTGCCCAGGCGATAGCATCGAGTACTGAAGTTTTACCCTGCCCATTTTTGCCACCTACGATCGTAAGACCGTTGGCACTAGGTTCAATTCTTACTGCTTTTATTCGCTTGACATTCTCTATTTCAAGTTTGTTTATTTTAATCATCAGTTGATGTACCTCCTTGACATCTCCCGGGTTTGGTGGTACTTTATGGTTGATATTAGTCCGTTGGCCGCTTCCCGATCTGATTCATCGGGGGCGGCTTTTTCTGTCCTCATGTCGGCGCCGCAGTAAGGGCAGCTCGGATCAATCGCGTTATCCAAGCTTGCGGCCGAGTAGCAGGTTTTGCCGCACGCGGGGCATATGTACTGGTTCACGGTGTTTCCTCCTTTCTCGTGCGTCACATACCGGACACACGTATTTTTTCGGGTTAGGCCCGACACACGGGACGTTCCATTTCTTTTCACATTTTGAGCAGATACGGTAACGACGAGCCATTTAGTGCCCTCCCTCCAGGCGCTCTATCAGGTTAGCCAGATCGATGGGCGTCTGACATCCGGCGCACATTTCATCAAGCTTCTCCTGATCAGCCAATACATACGGCCAGTGACAGAGGTCGCATATGTTTGAACAAAAACGGTCAAGCTCGGCGTGTGTTGGCTCGGTCATGCTTCAGACCTCATTTCTGTGTCGAATGCTTTTTCAATTGAACATATCGTACAGTGCAAATAGCCGTAAGCTCTTCCCTTATCTAAGCTTGTGTGGTTACCAGCAATCGCCAGCAGAATCTCGTCTTTCAACTTAGCGAATGCCTTTTTCACATCAGGTGCGAGGCCTGTTTTTCGGGAAGGCAATTCCTTTTCCATCTCCTGAACGGCGGCCTCAAATACGGGATTGATGGTCATACCCGGTTTGCCTTGCGCGGTTTTGATCTTAGGGATGGTAATACCAAGCTGGGATCGCTTCGCGTGGATCTCAGTAACCGGTACGTTAAAATGCTTTGCGAGCTCGCTGTTTGGTACATTTTCGTGGCAAAGAGCGTGGAGTTCCGTGATTTGCTGTTCAGTCCATTTCATACAATTATCCTTTCATTTTGTTCTCAAACCCGCCTGCAGCCCAGCTAAACAGTGCGAAGACGACTATTCCAGCGAACATTTGCAGCACACCGCGGTCAAGTGCAACGGTATTGCAATCCAGCGCGCCCGCGCTGCCTATTACATAAATGATCGCCAGGAACGCCAGAACGCCGGATAGCTTTTTCATTTTGGCGCCCTCCGAATCCTCGGCTCATAGTACGCCTCGCGCAGTTTCTTTTTCCTGTAACCTGGGCAGGCTGAACTCCTACAGTCGGGGTAGCGGCAGGTCTTTTTGTAAATGCATTTCATGTTGCGCCTCACAGTAAAGCAATGACGATGATAAGTACGATCCCGACTATGGTAACGCCCCAGGCGAAGGTCGCGCTTTCGCGGCATCTGTCAGTTATCCATTTCATAGCAAAGATCCTCCATTTCTGCGCTGTACCCGCTGACGTAATACACGTCGCCCTGGTATGATTGGATTTCGTCGACTTCTTCAAGACCCTCGTCTTGTGTATCAAACGTCCCGAGCAGCGTCACTCCCATGATGAGGTTTGCGCCCCAACAGCGCCCGTTATGTACGACCGGTAGTACTGCCAGCTCGCCTGAGTATTCGATCGCTTTGTCGCGATCCTGGTTGACTATGAGCATAATGACAATCTCCTTGCTATGTAATGTGATGTCTTACGCTTCAACTTCCTATTTTTGCGACGTACTCGCCGTAGGTCATGCCGGCGGCTTTAGCCGCGAGCGACAGCTTCTCGATTTCTTGCCCTGCCGTTTGCGGTTTGACCGATTTCCGGCGTATCCGCTCGTGGTAGTGGAGGTCCGAGCAACGCGCGCAGCAGCATTTTCTCCGTGCCGGCGCATCAGCCGGGAGCTCGTTATTGCATTTGCTGTATGCGCATTTACGTGTCTCGCTCATAGAGCCACTCGCCTTATTCCGGTTTTGAAATCTGGTTCGGGTTCGACTACCCGCGATTCAGTACTTATGTGAGCAAGCACATCGTCCACATTAACCAGCTTTTTACGGCCAATCTCCAACACCGGTATTCTGTTCTCGTGAATAATTTGACGGATGTAATACAGGGTCAATTCTGTGTCTGGGTCCTGAGCCTTGATCTCTGCTAAAACACCAGACGCGGTTCTCATACGCGGTAATGCCATTAGTGGTTCCTCCTTTCGTGATACTTGTTCTCCATCCACCCAAGTGGTAAAATGTGGGTAAAAGGAGGTGTTTATAATGAAAGACTTTACGGATTTTTTGAAGCAGCTTAGCCCTGAAACGATTGTGCAGATGACCGAAGATGCCAAATCGAAGTCAGAGGCGGTTACGGGAAGCGGTCAGCAAGTAGCGGCTATAAGCTTTACGATTGCTCTTGAACTACTCGGACTTTATCATCAATGGATTTGTGAAGAATCTTAGCGAGATTCTCAACAGGAGTGGAAAACTCCAATTTGTTCTGCCGCTCTTGTAATGCAGTTACGAGGGCGGCAATTTCTTTCGGATCAGCATCGATTAAGATTTTCACATCCTTCCTCCTTTCTCCGAACTGTGACGACTATTGGACAGTCGGTGTGGTATTATTTGGGTAGAGGGTCAGCTTGATTCTCTTCGGGCAAGCATAAAATATCGCGTATGGCTTGCACAATCTTTGGTGTAGACAGCTGTCCGGTTTGGATTTTGAACATGTATGAGCGATCAAAATATAGCCCGGTAGCCTGGGATACTTCTTCGATTAGCCACGTCTGGGAACGCTCAATGTCTACGAGGCGCTTTTTTATCGCTTTCCCAAAAGGCGATAGAGCTGTAGTCCTGATAATTTCACCTTCTTTCTTAACATTTCTATTGACAATTACGCATAGGTGTAATATATTGACATTGTTAACTATCATTTTATAACACGAATGCGTATTAGGTGTTTTTAGAATACTACGCAATCGTGTATTAGTCAAGTGCTTTTTATTACATGTTTGTATAATTGGCATGTTGGCTAAAAAGGAGTTGCGTAATATGTCGAATTTGTACGATGTTCTTTCAACACTTTGTGAGGAAAAAGGGATTAGTGGATATAGGATGTGTAAAGATGTCGGTATTAGGCCCAGTGTCATGACCGACTTGAAAATGGGGCGACGCTCCGGAATGAGGGCAGACACAGCCCAAAAAATTGCAGACTATTTCGGCGTAACCGTTGGGTATTTGCTCGGAGAAGAGCAAGAAAAAACGCCCGGCCTTACAAAGAAGGACGAGCGTGATATAGCTAAAGAGCTCGAGAGGATGCGCGAATCGCTCGAAAGTGGACAAGCTTTGATGTTCGATGGCGATCCAATGAGCGATGAAGCACGAGAAAGTATATTAGCTGCTATGAAACTTGGGCTCGAGGCCGCGAAGCGAAAGAACAAGGAAACTTATACGCCGAAAAAATATAGAAAGGGGTAACGCATGGATATTAGTCCCCTCGCCGATAAACTGGCGCGGGAATACGGCACCCGGGATCCGTTTGTTATTGCATCAGAAATGAAGTATATACTGATCGATGCGCAGCTTGAGGGTGTTCGTGGGTTTTATCAGTACGTGCAGCGGAGGCACATTATTTATGTTGATAGCAATCTGTCTCCGCAAGACCAACATTGGGTATGCGCGCACGAGCTGGGGCATTCGTTGCTTCATAAGAACCTAAACCGGGTTTTCATGGACTCCTATACCTTTATGGCGTCAACCAGATTTGAGCGTGAAGCTGATCAATTTGCAGTATGCTTGTTAATTTCAGATGTGGAACTACTCGACTTTTCAGGTTGTCCTATAGCTCAAATTGCTGAGTGCTATGGCCTAAATTATGACCTCGCGGAATACCGTGTTAAAAACATAAAACGGTAAGGGTAAATAACCGCCCCAAGCGGATAGAAAGGGAAACGGATATGGATAACAAAACAGTGGTGTGCCAAAAATGCGGAGAAATCAACCCTGCAACAAATAACTTCTGTCAGAAATGCGCGGCTCCTCTAAAGGCAATTAACGATCGATCTTCCACATTACCTCCGGTATATTCCGCTGCGGATCCGGTAAAAAAGAAGAAAAAGCAAGGTTGCTTAATCTCGGTGGTCATAGTCCTGGTTGTTTTCTTGGTCATACTTATTGCTGCATTAAACTCGGGTGGGGATGATACGAGCACTCCGACGGATTCGTCCTTTTCAGACGCAGGAACAGAATCAACTCCTGAGCCGACTGAAACACCCATAGTTGTCACCGCTGCAGACTTCTATAAGGCTTATGCAGACAACGAGGTTAATGCCGACAAATTGTACAACGGAAAAAGCATTGAGATTACGGGTGTCGTGGATCAGGTAACTGTTACATTAGGGACAATGCAGGTAATATTAGATGACGGCGATCCGATGAATTTCATGGCGATCTATTGCAATTTCAAGGATTCCGAAGAGGATGCGGTGGCAAAGCTCTCGGCAGGAGACTCCGTTACAATTATAGGTGAGTGCACGGGAAAAGCTATATTCCCGTCGATATCAAGCTGTATCATAGTCGAATAGACAACAAAATACCGCCCCCGGTGAGGCAACACCAGAGGCGGTCATGTTCAGGGCCACGATCATCACACCAAGGCACCCGTATACCCTTTTATTGTAACACGGATGCTGATAAAAGGAAAGGAATATTTGGTATGGCTACCGCCAAGAAGCAAGGGAGCGGCTACAAAATAACTGTATCTCGTGGATATGATATCGCTGGAAAGCAGCTTCGAGCTCATATGACATGGACCCCCAAACCGGGCATGACCCCCAAACAACTTGATAAGGAGCTAAACCGTCAAATCACGCTATTTGAAGAGAAGGTAAAGAACGGATTATATGTTGATGGGGGTATTAAGTTTGCAGATTTTGCTGAACTGTGGATGAAGGAGTATGCCGAGAAACAGCTTGCCCCGGCTACTGTAGCAGGCGATAGGTATTATCTAAAAGCTACAAACAAAGCTATTGGCCACATAAAACTTGACAAACTTCAGCCTCATCATCTTATGGAGTTCTATAATAATCTCGCCGAGGACGACGCGCGCGGAGACATAACATACCACTTAGCTGTTGACTTAGGAAAACTCCTAAAAGAGCTTAACCTCACGCATTATAAGTTAGCCCAGGAAGCCGGCGTGGCTCTTCGGACGGTCGACTCTCTCTTCCAGGGCAATAACATATCGAGAAAATCGGCGGAGGCTATCTGTAAAGCACTCGAGCTAAAATTCACTCGCGCCTTTAAGCCCTCATCAAATAAGGTTTTGACCGGCAGCACGATAACCCACTACCACCGGTTAATAAGCTCTATACTTTCGACAGCTGTGAAATGGCAGGTGCTTATCTCAAACCCGGCGGAGCGTGTTAGCCATCCGAAAATCGAGCATAAAGAGATCCAATATCTTGATGAAACGCAATCTGTACGATTGATCGAGCTTCTCGAGGACGAACCTTTACAATTTAAAACAGCGGTTATTTTGCTACTGTATTCTGGGCTACGCAGAGGGGAGCTCCTGGGTCTTGAGTGGGGTGATTTTGACTTCGTAAAGAAAACCGTAAGCATCCGTCGGACCTCCCAGTATCTTCCCGCAAAAGGCATATACACTAAAAGCACGAAGACACAATCCGGCCAGAGGGTCATGAAGTTACCGGATGTCACGTTTACGCTTCTAAAAGAATATAAGGTATGGCAAAACGGCGAAAGATTTAAGGCAGGCGACCAGTGGCAAGATTCAGATCGGTTGTTTGTGACGTGGAAAGGTTCGCCGATACATCCCGATACCCTTACACAGCACTTCAGTGATTTTATCAAGAGGCATCCGGATCTGCCGCAGATACATTTACACTCACTTCGGCATTCAAATGCAAGCCTATTGATCGCCGCCGGTACAAATGTCCGCACGGTATCGCAGCGGCTTGGCCATGCGCAGACATCCACAACAATGAACATCTATTCTCACGCGATTCAATCAGCGGATGCAGCAGCCGCGGAGGCACTTGGAGATATTCTGAACCCGAGCAAAATGAAGCCAACAAAAAGGGCCTAA